ATCATCAAGGTCAAAGTCCTCGTATCCCTGCGCAATCATCTCATAGTAGCCCCTCGACGGTCTATGCGTCTCGTTCTTGTTGCCGTTCATATCATAGATCCACCACTGACCATTCACCTTGCGGCGGTCGTATAGTCGGGGATAACCCTCCAAACGATCCAACGCCCTCAAACAATCGTGCGTGATTTCCCACGCCACAACAGGCAACACAGAATCACGGTCAAAACGAATGTCCGCAACACCGCGAAACATCAAACGATGATCAGGCAAATAAAAGCCGCCCATCGGCTTGGCCTTCGGGCATCGCGCAGCCATAGCCTCGCGGTTCATGTTCATTCCATATGCTAGATAATACATAGTAACTCCTTTTAACTAGACCTCTTTCATATATCCCAAAAAGTCCCAAGTGTCAATAAAAAAAATTATGCAAATAAAAAAGGGGGCAAAATGCCCCCTTAACTTAGGGGCGGGGTGCTTCCTCGCTTGCGCTCCACATTCTCCCCACCTAACGCGGCCTAATCCACGGACTACTGTCATCGGCTGTTTTTTTGCGGCAGTAACTCCGCTTCTCATCATCGGTGCTCACGCCCACCGACTAGGGACATACCAAGCCCCACGTCCTTTTATTTCGTGCGCCAAAAACGAATCTTGCCGCTCCCCTTGCAAATTGTTCGGGTCGTGTAGCCGATGCCAAGCGTCTTTGACATGGTATGCAATTGCTGACGGTAAACGTCCTTGACAACAATGCTATCGCCAACTTCCATCTTTTCCACAGTAAGGCGCAACATGCTTTTATCGCGCCCACGCCCACTATCCTGCGGAATCGGAATATTTTTTTCAATCTCAAACATCACGCGGCCTCCACTTCTAAATCATACGCGATCAGATCAAGCGCATCATCAATAAGCGCATCATTCAGCTTTTCCAACGTGTCGCGGTCAATCGTGTCAACAATAACCTTTTGAGCGTAACCGTAAGAGCAATAAGCATCATTCGCGGTAAACTGCGTAAACTGGTTAATGACCCACGAACGCAACTTTTTTGGCTTGTCATGGTGTGCCATCAAGAATGCTTTGTTATCTAAATATACTAAGTCACCGTCATATGAGCCATCAATCCACGCTCTAAAATGGCGGCGGGTTACATGGTTGCAATCTAACAAGTCACCTTGAAGATCGCGGATAATGCGGGTTTTTTTGTCTGCGTTGCCCATCATGGAGCCTCCTTTTTTACTAGACTGTCACCCTTATATATGGGAATGTTTGGGACTGTCAACATAAAATATAAAAAAAATTATGAAAAACGCCATCATTGATTTTAAACGATTTTTTACGTCAAAAAAAAGTCACGTCAAATTTGACGTAGTTGACGTTGACGTAACTTATTCAATAAAATCAAAGACTTAACCCATTTACGTCAACAGCGTCAAGGAGTCGTTTTGACGTAAAAAACCCTTTAAAAACAATCACGTCACAGCGTCAAGGAGGCCCACCTATATATGTATATATAGGCGGTTATAATACCGCCATATATGACGTGAAAAATAACGCCGCGATGACGCTCGCTTTTATGTGGTAATATTTGGGAACTTGTGCAGCACCAGTTGACCCGCAAAAAAGGCGGTGATATGTTCGCAATACGCCCACACATGTGGGGGCAACAACTCAAAACAACAGATTAACAAAAAGGGTTGAAAAAATGAATTTCCCAAAGCCGTTGCAAGATCGTCGCGGACAGTACAAAGTCTATCTCCATTCCGCACCAGATGTCGGGGAAGTCTTCTGGTCACTCTCAGGAATCGGACAGAATAAAATTGTCCAACATTTCCGAGTCGTCAGTATCAAGCAATACAAAAGCAAATTACGCGGAGGAATGGCAACCCTCATAACTTGGGAAGACCAAGACGGAAAAATCCTAACTTCAGGACTTAGATCAAAATCCATGACAAAAGCAAATAAGTCGACAAATTGTTCGGAATACCAAAATGCCTAAAGTCGGTGAACAAATAGCCAAAGGAGAAAAACGCCTAACGCCTCCGCAGCAGAAGTTTCTGGACAACTACATTCACAAAGATATGACACAAACCGCAGCAGCACGAGCAGCAGGATACAAAAACCCGAACGTTTCCGCCGTGCAGCTTCTCAATCATCCCCGCGTTAAAGAACGCATGGAAGAAATGCGCCAAGAACTCGAAAGCAAATACGGCGTAACCATCACCAAGTCCGTCCGAGACATGCAACGACTCCGCGATGAAGCATGGCAAGCAGGGAACTTCTCAGCAGCCATCAAAGCAGAGGAACTGCGCCTCAAGGTAACTGGCCTCATGGTAGCACGTAGCCATGTCACGCATGAACACGTTGACAACATGAGCCGTGAACAGATCGTGCAACAACTGCAAGAATTTATGGATCGCGCTAAAAATCGCATGATCGACATAACACCAGCAGAAAATCCCACAGAATCCGAACAAATTCCTATAACTGACTGTAGTGGCGAAGCCGCAGAGTAGGGGGAACACTCCGTGCGGGGGTCGGGGCGGGGCCTCCCAGCCCCTGAAACGGCCCCCTGATCGGGGGAAGGCACCGATTCGGTATCGGGAACCCGATAATTTGTTCGGGTTCTCCTCGGGCCTCTCCATGGCTCTCAGGGCATATTAGGCAAAAACTAATCAATTCGGGATATGGCTTAGGTTTTGCCTAATCAATCGGGATCGAACTACCGGGAATCGGAATAACCCGACAAATTGTTCGGGTTAGCCGCCCGGCACCCCGGCACCACAGTGCGCCCCGGGTGAATCGCCCGGCCCCGGCGAACTCCCCGGCAGGCCCGGGACGACAACCCGAACAATTGTCCGCGAATCTTCCCGGTGAGAGTTTGCCCGGTTGAGGATAAATTATTTTATTTTCTTGTTGACATTATATATATTGTGGGATAATATGGGATCACAGTCTAGTAATGAGGAGAAAGACAATGATTAAGCACAAATTCAAAACAGATCGCATTTACAACTTTCCGCAAGAAATTTCTCTTATCATTGAGCGCGACAAAGTTACCTTCGATGATCCTTCAAGAGATATTTGCGGATATTTTGAGCTAGATGAAGGCGATATGATTGTAAAAGCAATTGACGCAGGACACACTGACCTAGCCAAAACTTTAGCAAAAACCCGCACAATGAATAGATACGATAACGGCAAACATAAATGGTTATCACCATTTGAAGCAGCGCAGCTTTTTGCGTAGGGGGAAAGACAATGACCATCGAAACAATCACACTAGAGTTGCCCGACTTTTGGGCAACCGCACTTTTCTATGATGACACTAGCGGCTTCGAGTATGAAGACGAAAAGCCATTCCAAGAGTTTTGCCAATGGGCGCTGGAAAACTACGGCACTTCGGAACCAGTTGATATGGAAGAAGAACCACACTTCAGCAAGTACCATGACGCGGAACGGTTCGGGGTTCTTGCCTGTAACGTACACCGCTACACGTTTATCGTGAACAACGGCAACCCGACAACCAGCGCAATGGTCACACTAGCGCACACAATGGAGTAAACAATCGGGCCTGACCCTTCGGGGTCGGGCCTATCGGGATCGGGGTCATCGGGATCGGGGTTCGGGGCATAGCAATATGCCCCTTTTTTATTGTCCATACCCCACAATATACACATACGATCCGCCGCTCTTTTTCGAAAAAACCCGAACAAGTTGGACTTTTACCGCGCTTTTCCTGATCTTTTCCGCCTGAAATAACCCGAACAATTGTCCTAATTAATCCCACAAAACCCCTTGTCATATGGGATAAGCTGGCTTAAAGTAATTTTTAAGGGATGTATCTAGCAAAACGGAGTATCAAAATGAGAGTATCAATAGGAATTGAAATGGAAACGTCAGGCTTGTCAATCAGAGCAGCACAGCAAGCATTGAATGACGCTGGCATCCAAGGCGCTGATTGCAAGCCAGACGGAACACCAAACGTTGATTGCGAAATTGTATTGCCACCATTGGCAATGGACCTTGAGCAGCCACGCACAAGTCAGCCAGCGTTTCAATACTTACAGCGCATTTGCAATGTGCTTGACATGTCAGGCGCAACCGTCAACACGGCATGCGGTTTGCACGTCCATGTTAGCAATGCGCCATTGAATGACGGCATAACAGCAGCACAGTACACAGGTGACAGCATTTCGCACAAAGAACGCACAGGACGCTATCTGAATGCACATGGTGAGCCGTTTGATGCTGCTATCGTTAAGGACATCATGCTGCGTTACACAGAGCAGCAGAGCGTCATTAACAGCATGTTACCAGCATCGCGCCGCAATAACAGATATTGCAGCACCCTATCGCCACAGCGCATTGCAGCAGCCAACACGATCAGCGACTTGTCAGGCGCAACGCATGGCAAATTTTCGTCAATCAATCTGCAAACGTGGTCCCGTGGCACAATTGAATTTCGCCAGCACTCAGGCACGATCGACGCCGTGAAAATCTGGAATTGGTGCCATTTCCTTGTCAATCTGGTCAGCTGGACATGTGACCAGCGCATTGAGCACGGAAGCCGAGCAATT